GCCTTGCGGTAACCTTCGGGGTTGGGCATGCCGAAGTTGCGCCGCACCCGCTCCTTGGTGGTTCCGCCCTTGCGGTTGCCGATGACCAGAACCTCTTCGTCGCCGAGCCGGGCCATGCCGCAGGCAATGGCTTCATCGTCGCCATAGGCGCGATCCCCGTGAATTTCGCTGAAATCGGTAAAGATTCGCTCGATGAAGTCCATGGGATAGGGCCGCAGGGGATGCCGTGCCCGTTCGATCCTGATCCACGCCGGCGAAGCCGCCGGTGCTTGAGAGTTAATCCCTGATTCCTGTTCGCTCATCGGTTCCTAGGTTGCTCCAGATTAGCGCAATCTGGAGCGATGTGTGTTAAGCTCCATACAGTTGACAAAATCGAAGTGGACCAGAGTGTTTTGTGGAAAATTTGTGGAAACTGGTAAAATCGTCATGCCCGATGCACCTATCGCTTCAACCCCCACTATAACAGTCTTCACGCGACACTCTGCCACCTGTCCAAAGCGGAGTGATCCCCAATGGAAGAAGTGTAAATGTCGCAAATCGCTCTATATTTACGAGCACGGCGTCAAGACGGTCAAGAGCGCAAAAACCCGGGATTGGGCGGAAGCGGAGAAGGAGGCACAGGAGGAGACTGTCAAGCGGCATCCGGTCACGATCGAATTGCGGAAAATTGCGGAAAAGGAAGCCGCCAAGGAAGCCGCCGCCGCGCTCAAGTCCATTCCCCTCAAGGATGCCTTGGGGCAATGGATCAGGGGTATGAAGACTCAGCGCGGGCGCACCGTAAACACATATCAGACGAGCGTCAACCGTTTCCTGCGCTGGGCCGCCGCGAATAAAATCGTGAACGTCGAAGACGTGACTGGACTCAAGCTTGACAAGTGGCGTAGTGAATGGTCCCCCAAGGCTGCAGACAAGGAGAGCCGACTGGCGCTCAACACTCAGGCTGCACTCTTGACCCGGATCAAGGCGTTCTTCCGCTGGGCCATAGCAATGAGGATGATTGACCACAACCCTACCCTAGCGCTCAAGGCCATCACCACTGACGAGAGCCGAACCTTGCCATTGACCCCCGCCCAGTTTGAGGAGGTGTTGGCTGCCACCTACAAATACGACGCCGGGCACAAACAAGAAGGGGCAAGGAATGGCCAGCACTTGCGTGCGATCTTCCTCGTTCAGCGTTGGACCGGCCTCAGGCTCGGCGACACCATTCAACTGGCGAAATCCGCACTCCAGGGAAATCGCATCCGTCTGACCACAGAGAAGAGAGCAACCGACATCGAATGTATCCTGCCCGATCACGTCGTTGCGGCCTTGACATCTCTCCCCTTGCGCAAGGGTGAGCATCCCGATTACTACTTCTGGTCCCGAAGCTGCTCGGCCAACTCGCTGTCGAAAAGTTGGGAAAAGCGAATACACAGCCTCAACAAGTACCTCTCTCTGACTGATGAACATGGTGAGAAAATCGGCTTCACGTCACACATGCTGAGAGATACGTATGCAGTCGAGATGCTGCTGGCGGGTGTTCCGCTCGAAAAGGTCAGTAGGCTGCTCAGCCACAAGTCGATCGCCACGACAGAGAAATACTACGCAAAGTGGGTCAAGTCGCGGCTAAGGCAGTTGGAAGATGAGGTTGTAGTCGCGATGCGCCGTATGGGTGCAACCGTCACGGTGTAGGTGGCCGACAGGCTGAGCGCGGCCCCAACTTAAAACGCCCCCGGAGTCGCGTCCGGGGGGCGGTGTTGCACGTGGCCGCTGAGGGCCACGCCTCAAGGGTGTTGCCTTTTCTATTTATAACTCTGGAGTGCTCCCCCACGCCAGAGCCCCTGGAATCTGGTAGTGTCCTAATTTGAACTTGTCGGAATCTTGAAACCAGTTCTTATCCAGTGCACCAGCGCGATGATGCCGTACGCCGTTAGCCAGCCCAAAGGAATCGGCACCAGCGCGTGGAGTGCAGTAGTTGTCCAAGTTTCGCGATTGACCTCAGGCCAAAGCTTGTTGGATTGCTGGGTGCACCAGTCGGAAACCCAAAGACGCTCTCCCGTAACGGGATCAATGTGCAATCCATCCGTGTACGCTTTCGGTGGTCCATTTATCGGTCTCCCGTTCCTATCCCATTCGGTCACACCGTTGTTGCCAATGCAATCGAACCGCCAATGAACTATAGTCCGGGTGCGTTCGAGGTCTCCCACCTTGTAGCCCCAGAACGCTCCGACGACTACCCAGAGGATCGATGCTGTAATCCCCAAACGGTGCCACCCGCCCAGGCGCTTTACCCGCTTTGCACCAGCAGACTGCGGCATATAACGTGCTCCCAATCCAAATTAGGACACTACCTAGAATCTCCACCCAGGGAAGTGCCAAGTCCTCGCCTTCTCCCTGGCCCACCCCACCTAGCGCCCGTAACGGCGGCCCGAAAACTAAACGGCCCCAGAGTCGTGTCCGGGGCCGTTTATTTTTCCATGTTCGAGGCCGAACTTAGGTTTCGCCCGGCTACCCACCGTCGTCTTCGGTTGATCGCCGTTTTGTTGCCACCCCCGGAAGCAGTCAACATCCAGGGGCAAGGGGATGATAACACCACTCTGCTTTTCTTGTACACCAAAAGTAACTAAACCATTGTTTTAGTTATGGTTAGCGTCGTGTATATTCATTCCATGGACCCCAAAAAACCTCACTCCTTAAGTCCTTTTGATAAGTTTCTGGCGAACCTAAAACCGAGGGTGCAGAAGGTATCACTTCAGATATCTCTTCCCGAGCCCGTTTTCCAAGCACTCAACAAATACTACTGGGAAGCAAAGATGCAAGATCATAAACTGACTAAATCTTGGATCGTAACCGCCGCGCTCAAAGCATACTTGGAAATGCCGGAAGACGCTTAGGCGACGAGGCTATCCTTTCCACATGGCCGCTACCCCTGAACTCGAAGCATCAATAGCAGCCGGGGTAGCGGCCATGGCGGAGCAGGAGCGCTATGATCGGGCCGCCGAGAAGCTCGTCCTGGGTCCTCAGGCCAAGGTGCAGGACTTTGTCAAGATGCTGACGTCCAGAGCTTAGTCTCCGCCTCGCGTCTCCGCGCCAGTCCCTCATTCACGACCCCACCGGCCCGATCGTACTTGGCCATCTCACTCGGCACTGCCGCGTACTGCCCGGCGTTGAGCACCGTCAGCAGCGTGGACCGCTGCAACGTTCCGGCCCCCAGGTTGAAAGTGAAGTCCACCAGCGCGTCGAACTGGCCCTGGGTGAGCGCCACCTTGACCTCAGCGGACACCGCCCGCTCAGCCCATGCAACATCAGCCTTGAGCAGAGCCGTCGCTTGGTCCTCGGTGATGCCGTCCGGGAAAGACTCCCCGGCGGTGAGCAGGTGGCCGTAGCCGATGGTGTCCTTGCCCACCACATCCTTGTAGGTGTGAGTGCGCAGGCCTTCGCTGGCCTTGAGCAGGGAGAGACCTGCATCTGAGATGTGCATGTGTTATTCCTTCTTTACCAGGGCATTGACTGCCAGCATCGATCCATAGACACTGAGCTTGGGGGGTGCCAGATGGCAACTGACAACGACAAGGGCAATTTGGAGGAGCGCTGGCTGAAATATGTGCCCGAAGGGATGGAGCACTCGGATTTCGTGATTGGTAAAACTTTCATCTGCGGCGGGCGTACATTTAGGTGCACGGACGTAGGCACGCGCACCATCGCGGCCATCTGCCTGGACGATACAACGATCGTCACGAGTTCGCTCGATCCCACAGTTGAGCCCAAAACTCGGACGCTGAGCCGGGCCGAGGCGGAGGCCGATGGCTGGTTCCACGGGCCGCCGTATGCCGTGAACGAATCTGTGTTTGATGAATATGATTTCGGCGGGTGCAGTCCAGATCACGACACCGCAGTGGCTTACGGTACAGCGCCCGCTGGGAGGACCATTGGCGGCCCAGACACTCCTAGTACGACAACCCCTGCCAATAGACCGTCCGGTTTCTCCGGCTCAGACGTACAGGAGGTTGAAGCAGGATCGACAACAGTCGGCCCAACTCCTAAGAGGGGGGATCATCCATCCCCCGGCGCTGCCCTGCCATCCGATCAGGACGGCTCTGTGCATCAGTGATAGCAGTGTACCTCTACGCCCCCCACAGCTTGGCCTCTGCTTCGCGCCTCTTGGCCAGCCCTGCGCTTACTGCGCCCCCGACGCGGTCGTACTTCGCCAGTTCGCTTGGGACAGCCGTGTAGCGCTCCGCGTTGAGCAGGGAGAGCAACGTAGAGCGCTGCAAGGTCCCGCAGCCCAGGTTGTATGTGAAGTCCACCAGCGCATCGAACTGCCCCTGGGTTAACGCCACCTTCACCTTGGTGCTCACCGAACACTCAGCCCACGCAACGTCGGCCCGCAGTAAGGCGGTCGCCTGCTCCTCGGTGATGCCGTTGGGGTAGGACTCACCTGCGGTCAATTTATGACCAAACCCCACAGTCGGTAGGCCAGCTACATCGTTGTAGATGTGTGGCCGGAAGCCCTCGGACACTTTAATCAGGCTCAGCCCTGCGTCGGAGATGTTCATCGCATCACCCGCACAATAACCCACGCCACGACCGACACAACGCCGCTCACCCCAGCCGCTCCACCCAGGACCCAGTAGCGCCATCTTTGCAAGGCACCGATCGCCTCCTCTGCGATCGTCATCCTTCCCGGCTGCCCGTTCCCAACCACGTCCTTTACTTGTGTCTCCAAAGTTGCGAGCCGCTCGCCAGACTCTGCCTTCCATCCGGCGACCTCGCCTCGGAAGTCTCGGAGATCGTCGCGTAGCTCTTTCAGTTCGTCGAGGATCAGTTGCTCGATTGTTGCGTCCATGAGGGTACTTTCTGCTCGCGGCGGTTTGTCGGAATCTTGTCCCTGATCCCCTTGCTATGCAATCGTCAGCAGAGCGTAGAAGTTCGTGCCGTCGAAAACAAAATGGCCCCACGTCGGGGTCGAGGTTGAATTGTAGCTAAGCGTGACGGATGAGCTGCCGTTGATGGTGCCCGTTTGCGCTTTCACGGTTGTGCCCGACGTGGTGTCGCACATGATGCAATAAGCGTTCCCTGCGACGAGACCGGTCGTCGTGAGAGTTACGACAATAGATGCCTTTGAGACGATCAGGTTTGATAGGTCCGCGAGGGTGGTTGTGTAGGTTGCGGACACAACGTTAACCCCGGAGAAGACCAATCCTCCAGTTCCGCTACCACCGGTAATCTGGCTGGTTAGGGCCAAGGTTCCCGCCGTTGTTGGTTGGTTCAGTGTTACGCCATTCGCGACATAGGTGGCCGGGAGAGTCACCGTGCCGGTGAGGGTTGGACTTGCCGCAGGAGCCAAGGCAGCAAGAGATGTGGCGAGGCCAGTTACCTGCGCCTGCGGTAGCGCCAGGGCCGACAACGTGGTCAGCGTCGCATTGGTGGTAGCCGTGATGTTTGCAGCGGTCCCAGTCGTCGATTGATTCCAAGTCGGAACTGTCCCGGTCAACCCTGTGTAGGCCACGTTCGTTGCTGTGGCCGCATTACCACTTGTGTTGGCAGCGTTGGCGGGGATATCTCCACTTACCAGAGCGGGAAGCTGCGCATGTGGCAGTGTACCCGTTGTCAGGTCGGAAGCGGAGACGACGACGTTCGTTGATAGCGCATGGCCGTTGACCGTGGTCGCTGTTGAGACACGGCTGGTATCCGACCCATGAACGTGATCGGCGCGAGCCCATGTGGTCCCCACTCCCACCGCCGCCGTGCCGTCCATCGCCGGTGTCGTCGAAGAGGCTACGGGGATAGCTGAGGTTGCAGCGCGACTTGTATCCGTGGGGTGGATGTGGTCAGCTTTGGCGTAGGTGGTCAACGATCCAATGGTTGCGGTGCCATCGACCACAGGGGTGGTGGAGCTGGCGGCGGGAATCGTCGGCAGTCCGCTGAGAGATGTGTAGGCAAGCTGTGGAATGTCTGCTGCTGCTGCGATCGACAGGACGCCTGTACCGGTCGTGACCTTCACCAGGCCAGTTGCAAGAGCGGCCAGCGTCGAGGTCCCAACCTTGGACGCGAGGTCGGTGGTCAGGTTCGTAACTTGCGACTCCGCGATGTTGGCGCTGAGACCTGCAGCCGTGCCCGTTGTGTTTTGGTTGAGAGTGGGGATACGAGCAGCAGCCAATGTACCGGTCGTGATGTTGGCCGCGTTGGTGGTGTCGGTGGTGGCCGAAGCAGCGAGAGTCGGCTTGTTGAGAATCTGCGTCGGCGATACGACCGAGTTCCAATCCGAGCTAACCTGTGCGGCTGGAATGGTCGGCTTGTTTGCGAGATCGTTATAAGAGCCCGACGTAGCCACGGTCGCCAGCGAAGCAGTGTTTGCCTTAGCGTTCAAGGCCGACTCAATGTCCGTCTGGTTGCTCAGCGTCCCGGCGATCCCACCCCACGAGATATTGAGTCCCGTTCCACTTGAACTGCTCCCCCCTACACATAGCACGCCCCAGTAAGAAGGGTTGCTATCCGGCTCCTTGTTCAACACACCGTTTGCAGTGCAGATGTAAGAGGAGTTATTGAAGGAGACGCAGTCGTAGGCGTTGTACGCGGCGAGAGTAGAGTATGCTCCGCGCCAGTTCAATCCTTGCGGGACTCCGGAACCCGAGGAACCGTTGAGACCGGCGCTTCCCTGGGGCCCAACTGAACCCGCTGCGGCCAATAGGTTCCAGATTCCAGGGTTGTTGTTTGGCGTCACATCAGTGTTCGCCACCGCAGCCACGTACGAGGAGCCCAGGTACGAGGCGGCATCACCCACGTTGTAGTTGGTGGTGCCGCTCCACGTGCCTGTCCAGTTGAGAGGAGTGCTCATTGGTTACCCTACGTAACGGTTATCAATCTCAATTTGATTGATCATTTGTAGAAGATCATGCCGGTGACTGCTGTGGATGTGGACGCGCCATTCTGCGCGGTGGTCACAGCGAAACCAATCCCGGTGGAGAAGTTCATCAGCGCCATATGCGGCGGGATGACGATGCTCCCGGACGCCGGAATTACCACGCTGAACACAACCGTGGAGGTTCCCAATGTTGGCGCAGTTGCAACATTGAAAAATTGAACGAATATGGGGCTTGTGGCAATGCTGTACAGCGAGAGGCCGTAAAGGTTGCCTGCCGAATTCTTGATGCATATGGCGGAGCCTGAGGCGTTGATGAACTGGGCGGATAAAGCACAAACAGCGTAAGTGGAGGGGGCAGGAGTGATGATATGGCTGCCATTTGAGTCGCATCTCTCCGCCCAGGAGTAGTTTCCGCCTGCCTGCTGGAGCATCATGCCCATAACGCCAACTTGAGTGCCCGATGTTCCTGTGGCTCCCTCGTCGGTGTACCCTGGCAATCCCACCAGATTGCCACTCGGGGCGACGACTCCCGTATACCCTGCGGAAGCAGGGACGGCGGAACCTGTGGCGGATGCGGCTGCGTTGCTGCTCCCCGAGCTATTCGTCACGTTTACGTTTAGCGAACCACTTGTGTTGGTGAGCGCGGTTCCGCTCGACTGGAGGTTCACCGCACCGCTGACGGAGACACTACCGCTGATCGGCTGAGTCACACCGGAGCCATCGACACGGAGACCGCCTGAGGTGTTGAGGCTGAGCAGGCCATACTTCCCCGTCGTATAGGTCGGCGCGGAAGTGGTCACCTGAGCTTGCACGGCTGGAAGAAGGGTGCCTGAGGAGTCACACGCCAAAGGTAGTGCAAGAGTGCTCGCACCCGACCCATAGGTCCCCATTGCAACAGTACCAGTGGTGCCAGTTCCAGACGATGCACCTGAAGCGTACTGAGTACCGCTCGATCCACCGCTGAGCACGGTCACGGGCAGGGGGTTTGCGGAACTGACCCCGACGAGGTTTCCGCTGCTGTTGAACCCGGTGTACCCGGCGGACGTGGGAACGGCAGAAGCTGTTGCCGATGCGGCGCTGTTGGTTACGTTAACGTTGAGCGCCCCGGCGGTGTTGGTCAACGCAGTTCCCGCCGATTGAAGGTTGACCTGCGGAGCAAACGCGCCACCAGCGATATTCACCTTGAGGCTGCCACTCGCATCGGTTTGCAAAGGAGTGGTGCTTCCCGTGGTGAGAGAGGGTGTGGATGAGTTATAGACTCCGGAGGCCGCAAATGACCCCGCTACGTTGAGCGCACCGGTCGCGGTCGTGCTCAACGAACGAACGTCGGTACCATCCCACCCCATGGCCACAGTGCCTGTAGGCGTGGAGACTGCTGTCGCGGCTGCGTACTGCGTACCTGTGGTCATTCCGCCCGTGATGTTGACGTTTAATGCGCCTGACGCCGTCGTATGCAGGGCATGTACATCAAGTCCGTCGAAGCCCATCGCGACAGTCCCTGTCGACACCGCGACGCCCGCGCCGTCGGTATACTGAGTTCCGGCCTGAATGCTCCCGCCTGCGACATTGACGTTGAGTACACCTCCCGTTGTCGTGCTCAAAGCCCGTGCATCCGTGCCATCTGTGCCCATGCACATAGGACCCGAGGGTGTCCCAACGGTGTATCCCGCCTCATATTGGGGGGCGGCGGTGTTCGCTACCGTTACCGGCAGGGGGTTTGTTGCGCTGACGCCGAGCAGCACGTTGCTGGGACTGGCGAAGGCCGTGTAACTTGCGGAGGCAGGGACGGCGGTGCCTGTGGCTGATGCGGCGGGGTTAGCGCTGATGCTCGTGGTACCGGCGATTGCCACGTTCAGGGCTCCGGATGTGGAGCCGATTGGATTGCCGGACCCGTCCTGGATTTTGGCAACAATGGGCGTACTCGATCCCATCGAGAGCACATTGACGTTCAGGTTGCCGGATGCGTCGGTGGCCAGAGCCTTGAGGGCCCCTGCGTTCAGGCCCATTGCCAGGGTCCCCTTCGCCGCACCTTTCAGCGCGACGATGCACGTTTGGTACTCGATGGGGTTCGCGAAGTCTTGCCACGTAGAAGCAGTACCAGGAGCCCCTTGAACAAAGTCAAGGGTCGAGATGTAGGTCCCAGGTAACCCAGCCGCCGCGAAGTTCAACCGTTGTGTACCGGCAGTTGGGTTGAAGCCAAAGCCCTCTATGAGTCCATACGGTGCGTCTGGGTAACCCAGCACGAGCGTGCCATTCTGGCCGGTGTAGCTCACGCTGGCCAGTGTGCCTGGGAAGGTGATCACGCCCGTGCTGGCGTTGTAAGTCGCGATTTGCCCCATCGTACCGTTCAAGGAGGCCGCTGCGCCGGTCAGGCCCGTGAACTGAAACAAGGTTTGAGTGGGCAGAGATGCAGCGGTTGGATATGGTGAGGCGAGATCGATGGTGCAGGTCGTGCCACTAAAGTTTAGATAGGTGGCAGTCAGCGCCGCGCTTGGTGTGACCTGCTGCCCCCACAACAGAGCGAAGACAATATCCTCGGTGGTGGTGGTAATCGTGGGCGTGGTGATTGGTTGTATCCCACTGGTTGCCGTCCCTGAGTTTGAGGAGGCCGCATCCATCGGAGAAACAATCGACAAACCGGAATACTCGTGGGCCACAATGTTCAAGGAGGTCGAGTTTGTATTGACCGTGAACCCCACCTGCCCCTCGGAATCGACGGCATAGATCGGAGCAGTGAAAACCATAAGGGAAGCATCCCCGGATGCGGGTAACACCTGGGTGTAGGTGTTCCCAGCGGTGTCAGATACAGAAACACTGCCCGTCGGTGCGGGATACATGACCAAGGCCACCACGAGTGTATTACCAATCTGCGAGGGCTTGGGGAGAACGTAAGCCTTCGAGATTTGATCGTTGGCCACTGATGTAAACGAGCCCGAGCCCGCCTGGTAATAAGAGCCCAGGGGCATCTGCCCAGTCACATACTGCGTGTTCGGGGTCGCGTTCACCGGGTTGCCCGATGCATCCACCTGGAGAGACTTGGTGAAGCTCACCTCATCACCGAGTGCCGAAGTTAAGGCGTAGGTTACATTGAGAGTCCCGCTGAAAGCCTGGAGAGTGAGGATGCGGATGTAAGGGAAGCCCGCGAGATTGTAACGTGCGGCGCAGGTGACGAAGCTCGTCGTCGTGTACTGCGTCACCTGAGATGGTGTTGCCGACAACAGTGTGCCGGTGAGTGCCGTCCAATTGACGCCATCCGTGGAGCCCTGCACCTCGAAGATGCCCCCGTAAGAGAGACCCACCGGGATGAAATTGAGCACCATTGTGGACCACAAAAAGTTATCACTGAGGATGGTTAGCACTCCACCGGCAGATGTTGGGACTGCACCGGAAGAGGTTGTACCTGTCTGCTCGTTGTATACCGCGCCAACTGTGACCGCGAGGTTCTGATCCGAAGCGATGCAGATAGGGATCGAGTTGGCCATCGTTTTCTGGCCGGTTGTCAACGGGACACCACCCACCTCCGTGATGTTGGCCGTGGCTGCACCCGTGCTGTCGATCCCCAGCGTATTGGTGCCATTCCATACCTTCACTGCCGAGTCGTTGCTGACGGTGACACGTGGGACTCCCGCAGCGGATGCGCCAGTGCCCGTCAACACAGCGGAGCCGCCGACAGTCTTGAGGTTGCTGTCGAGCGCACCGGACGTAGACGTCAGAGCATTGCCCGCACCATCTTGGTTTCGGTGAGTCCACGTTCCACCTTGCACCGCTGTGGTGTTGAGGTTGGCCGCCGTCGCTTGAGCAACAGTTACCGTTGCCGCCGAGGTCTTCAGGTTCACATCCAGCGCGGAGCTTGTAGACGTGAGCGTATTACCCGCACCATCCTGGTTGCGGACAGTCCAGGTACCCGACTCGGTGACGGCAACAGTCCCAGCGACACCGGACACAGCAACAGTGCCGCTCACGGGCTGTGTCGTCGTGCCAGTGGGATCGGTCTTGACCGGGTGGGCAGGCGTACCCAATATGTTGGTCCCATCCGTGACTTCCACCGGCCATGCGTTGGCCGGGGTGTTGGCGGTGCCCTGCGAAATCTGCTCAAATACACTCATGTTGTAGCTCCTCTACTTATATGTCCAAAAGTCCGTCCGTCAGATCAGGTCCCATCCATTCACCCCGTTGGAGACGAAGGTGCAGGACGAGTACTGGTACTGAATGGTGAGCGATGCACCGCTCCTGATCGTGTCGCTTCCCGACCCAACGATTGTGATGGTGTTGGCGTCCGACGAGGTCTTGCACACGACAATTTGTGCGTTGATGTTGGCCGCCGCCGAGGGGAAGGTTGCCGTCAGATTGCCACTCGTGGTGGTGACGAGATCACAGTCCCACGCGGAGGGGCTCCAACTAGCTGAGATGTTCCGCACGGTGAAACTGCTCCCGCTTCCACCGACCCCGGAGACCGAGGTGATGGGCGTCCATACGGGAGCCCCTGTGGTGCCGGTATTGTTGACGAGGACGTATCCCGGCGGGACATTGTTGATGCCCGTTGACCCCTGCAACACGTTCACGGTGCTATCGATGGCGGAGACGGTGTTCCCCGGCGTGCCGGTCATTAACAAGCCAGAGGAGGCCGATACCGCGCCGCTGTTGACGGTCTTCAGCGTGAACGAAACAGCAGCCAGGTTGCTCAGCGGTTGCGGGTTGTTGCCGAAATTGTTAACGGCCTGGAATTTGAGGTAGATCGTCTTGCCCTGCCAGAGCGGGTCGTAGGTGTACTTGTAGATGGAACTGTCCAAGCGCATGAACAAAGAGCCGATTGCGTGGGAGCCAATCGTGGTGCCAAGCTGTCCGCGCCGGATGTAGCTGCCCATCGTATAGGTGTTCTGGCCGGTGACCGTGGCAGCCGAGTAGCTGACGACCTCACCATCCACATAGCAAATCATGGAGTCGCTATCGGCAGCAGCCGTCGTGCCCGAGGAAAGTGGCCCACTGTTCTCGACAAGTTGCACTACCAGGGAGTTAGTCTTGTCGGGATCGCTTCCCGTTGGAAAGGCCGCAGCGAGTTCGCCGATCACAGATGGAGTGGTCAATTGCGCGATCTGCGAGTAATTGGTTCCATCTTGCGAGACCCACACGTTGGTGGAACCGTAGTTTTCGCCCGTGCCACATGCGCCGATCCACAGTTGGTTTCCTGCGTAGCCGGTCAGGCGGCCAGTGGCCTCAAAGAGTACAACCTCCGATGTACCGGGGGATGCGTATGCGTTGGAGACTACCTCGCCAGCAGACTGCCCCTTGTTGTAGAGGGTGGCGCATCCAGCACCGAACGGATAATCCTCTGCCTCGATCTTCAACCCTTCAGTCGGGTCATCAACGATCTTGGTGATGCGGATGGGCAGGTTGATTACGCCGAGGTTGGTGTTGCTTATCCCTTGCGCCCACACGCTCGATGTTGTGAGCGTCACCAGATCCATCGGCTCGATGTAGGAGTACGTGAACGGAAGCGTGAACTCATAGGTGTTGCGGATGTAGGTGCCATGCTTCAAGCGCATATTGGCGGCGAAGGTAGCAGCCGATAGGGTGTGAATGAAGTCCCAGTCTTGCGGGTCCTCAATGCGCGATCCATAGCGATTGATCAGAGCCTGGTCGCTCTCCTCGGTGATCTCCTTAGCGTATTGGTTGTTGCGGTTGTCCCACTGCACCTGCACGGTGTTGAAGGCATCCTGCCACGCGGACCGCTTGATGCTGACAGGGTCCGCACCATCCTTAGCAAGGAAGCAGGTGTCGTCCAGAGCAGCAACATAAGTTGAGGGCGCTGTCCACGTGCAACCGTTGGCCGCTGTGGTGGTGTCGCCGTAAGGTACAAGCTTGAGCAGGCCCTCAGATACGAAGGACGCACACATGCCCGCCTCCAGCCACTTGCTCATGGTGGAGTCTGCCGTGTCCTGCGAATCGAGCACCGGCGAAATGAAGAAGTTGTTCGCGGCGAACCAATTCCATGCCGTGGCTCCTACGCTCTGCACGCTTGCCGTGCCGGGAGATCCCCACGTTCCGCCTGGACCGTTATCGAGGAATGCAGCGGGGAAGGGGATGGCCCCAACGCCGAGACCGTTGGCCGTATCGGTCAGGACCCGAGTCATACACCGAACAGGGTTGCAATCCATGATCGCCGTGCCGCTGGCGTACACGCCTCCGTAGATGTCCGGAGTGATGACCTCGAAGCTGTTTTCTTGCACCTCCCCACTCGACCCCAAATCCATGGGCTCGTAGAGCACCGTGGCGATACCACTGTAACCCAGGGCTGCACCAGGGTAGCTGCCGGAAAGGAAGCTGTACGGACTCTGCCCTATGTTGCCCTCTGCCAGGGTGAAGTCCAACATCGTGGACTCGTCTTGCCCCACCGCATCGGGGTTGTATAGCTGGAAGGTGATGACGACCTCAGCCCCCACGTCGCCTGATGCAAACTTGTAGGTGGCGGGCTTAGAGCCGCTCTGTGAGTAGGTGCCTGTGGTGGTGGGCGTGCCACTCACGCGTGTGAGAGCGTTCCCGGAGTTGGCTCCCGTGCCTGCATACACCACGCCCAGGTCCGCGTTAAAGGCGTAGTTGGCTCCCACCGAGATCGCCTTGCCCGCAGGGACAATGTCCGTCTCTTGGTTGTTGATGGTCGTCAAGAGGTAGCCGTACGCCATGGTGACGGTCTTGCCCACATCTGCGCTGGAGTAGTTGTACGCACCCGTGGTGGGGTTGACGCTGTATGTACCAGCGGTGAGGGTGGTACCATACGCCACTTTCGCAAATGGAGTTGACGTGGTGTTGCTCACCGTCGTCGAGCCGGGCGAGGAGTAATCGGTGTACGAGGCGGAGTAGGTGCTGGTGGGCGTGACCCCATAGTCGTTGGTCATCGCACTGGCGTTGGTGGGGGTGTAGGTGTACGACGGCCCAGCGATGGTATAGCTTTCGTACGCTTTGGGTGAACCCAGCCATGATTGTCCGGACCACACATCGCCGATACCGCTGATAGGCCCGGCGGAAAGACCAGCGATCAAGTTGACGGAGTAGATGTCGCTTGAACTTCCCTTGCCTCCGCCTTTTCCGCCGCTGCTGACAGCCTGCGAACTGAACCCATCCTCCCACAAGATTTGCTGGTTGGTTTTAACACAGCCCATGATCCAGGTGACAGGCTTGCCGAGTTCGGAGGAGTTTACCTTAACTCCGAAAAGTTTATCTGTTGTGCTGCTGTCGCCGCCACCAAATACATTGCTCACGAGGAGGCCTCACAATTCGTCATGCAGAATTCATCCTTTAGGCTGAAGAAGAGTTTCTCCGACTTCAAAAAGCGAAGCCGCGACTTGGCGTTCCCCGCCCGGACCGACGTGTTGAAGGCATGAATAAAACAGTCGGGCCAGGATTTTATGATGGCTCCGTGGCAGTACGACTTGGAGCCGATGAGACGCCATACTACGAGGTCACCCGGCTGCACTTCAGCCTCGGGAATCTCCCGAAAGTATTGGAGGACCAAGTCCACATATTCGGTGGAGGCCCTGTGCTGACCGAGGAAGAGCGGGTAATCTTTGGGCAGGTCCACCACCGGGATGAGTCCGCAGTTGTGGTACACGGCCCAAAGTAATTGCCCGCAGTCGACTCCTGCGCCTTTGACACATGACCACCCGGCATATTTTGTGCCGATCCAGGACTCGGTCTCGGTGATGACAGCTTCGCGTTGTGTTTGAGTCAACATCCTACACCGCATTCTGTGGGGGTGGGACGAGGGGCATTCCCCCAAACCTAATTTTGTTGTTGAATTTTTGTCCGCAGGTCGTCACCGACTTGTCGCACCCGGCGATAACCGAGAACGTGTCACCAATCGCTGGTGCGAAGATCCACGGGTACATGACCTGCAACTGCCCGCTGGCGTGGAGCTTGACGCATTGGCTGAGACCGATGTTCGCACCGCTCAAACACTTGACCACGCCTTGCGTGTAGTAGCCCGCCGCCTGTGTGAATGCGGTGGCCGGAACCATCACCCAACCTGTCGTACCCGTCGCGGCTGTGAAGGTGGTCGTGTAGGTTGCGGCTGTGAGACCACAATTGGTATCCGTGAACCCCCACGGGCAGTTGGCCTGGATGATCCGGGTGGGTACCTTGACGTTGAGCAGATAACAATAATCCGCACATTGAAACTTGACGCTGGTGCGGGCGATGCTCTGGATGTCGGTGATCTGCCCCCAGAACTTGGTCTCGACCCCCGCGCTCACATTGCCGTACTGGCCGAGTGGGAAGTAGACGGTTTGGACCATTATCCCGCAGGCGTCGAAGAGCCCATTCAACGCGGCGTTCAGGATGCCTGTCGGAGCGCCGGGATACGTGGTTCCCAGTTGCGGGATGCAGGTCAAGTCCATCGTGTTGGAGTGCAGATCGAAGCTGGCGTCCGATGTAATAGCTCCCCGGCTCCACTGGCCCCATAGCGAGGCTGAGTAAGTTGCGGTCGGGTTCGTCCATCCTGGTGTGCCAGCAGGAATGGTAATGTCGAACTGGCCATCCGTGGCCAACAGGAATTCGCCATTGGGGAGATAGATCGTAAAAATGTCGGCACGAATGCAGTTGGGGTTCGTTTGCAAAAAGTTGATGAGGGATGCGGGCATGAGACGCTTCATTACACGCCCCCGGGTGCGGCGATGATGCCATATGTCGAGGTTGGCACGAACTCGCTGGAGAACTTGACTCCCTGAATCATCCAGTTATCGATGCCGGAGTTGATAGTGAAGCTCCGTGTCGCGTCGATGGTATCTTCGGCAAAGCGGCAGGCGTAGAAAAAGCTGCCGGTCCACGTCAGGACAGCACCAGAGGCAGGGGCAGCCGTGAAGGTGACGATCCCTGTGGCGCTGATTGAAGCTGGGGGAGTGAGAGTCCCCGCTACATATATGGATGGGGTTCCGTTCAGGTTCTGGATAATGTCCGGGTAACCGTAGATGTTGCGAGACAGTTGGAACGACTTGCTGGTGCCGTCACCTTTACCGAACTGCGCACCGGTCACGGCGTTATCCTGGGGGTCCGCAAACAAAAATGGTGACGCGCCCCCGGCAGTAGCCATGAACGTTCCGAGCATCTGTGCCACCACGGACGCAGCGGTGTGTTCGTGGCCGGTGATGTGGTCGAGCGAAAACTCAAAGTCCCACGTGCAGAACGGTTTCAGTGCAATGGCAGCGTTGACACCGGCAGGGCCCTTCTGGCGCACGGTGTTGAAGTTGGGAGACTTCTTCAATCCGGCGGCCATGGACAGTGGCATGGTTGGCATTACTGGGTAGCTCACTTATTCATCCTCCTGATCGTCGCGGCCACATGACGCTGAAACACACTGCTGTGCTTGGCGAGCACCCGATCCACGCCCTCTGCGTCCACAGCGTGAATAGTGGGACTGAAATGCCAGTTGTGTTGACCGGAGGCTGCGCTGTTCCCACCGCGCTCCGAGGCCTCCACACGATCCGTGAGGGCCTTCGTAACCACGGTTTCCCCTTGATGCCCAATGATCGGGACAGCACCAGCAGAGCCAACTGCTGAGCCTGGAATCTTGCCACCTTCTTCAAAACTCATGACTGCCGCGAATGCCGCTGCACCGGCTGCATAGCCCCACATCGGTGCGGGTGGAATGCCTGACATCGCGTCAAAGGCTTTGCCGTAGGCGTTCTTGGCATGAATCAGTTTTTCCTTGTCGCCGGTTAGCTCCATCATGATGAGGTTTTTAATCAGTTGCTCGGCCATCTGCTCGCCCGTCTGCCTGAAGGATGCGGCCAAGCTCTTGTTCATGACGATCGAGTTGGCGATGTCTCCAGCGATGGCTTCCTTCATCTTGTCTTCCGAAGCCTTGATCTCCATCGCCTGCTTTTGAGCGGCAGCGGCGATGATG